ACACAAATGCTCTGCTTCAGGTTGCTACCATTCTTCCTGAACGGCTTGATGACACAGCATCTCAGTTTACCACAGCTCTGACAGGCACACCTATCAGTGCTACTGCTGTGCCCGCTGCAGACATCGTCAATGATGCTACTTATGGCTATGTCTATCAAAAAACAGCTGCATCCGCAGGACTGCTCACCAGAGGTACTGTCCCTGCTATTGCAAGCAAGGTCTATGAAGTCATTATTGAATGGGAAATCACAGCTAATCCTGACTCTAATGCTGTGGCTGCCAGAGTTGTTCTTCAGAACCTTAGTGCCACCCATACATCAGCCGGTGGTAGCCAGATCATTACTGGCAGCACTCAAACAGCTGTGGGCGTCTATACCAACTCAGCTCGCTTCTCCAACGTAGCCAGCACAGGCATTACTGCCTGGAACGGCGCTGCTATCTATCTTCGTTTTGGTTCCAACTTCACTGGTTTTGGGACATCAACAACCAGAACCAGAAGAATTACTGTTCGAGATGTCACGGCTCTTGTTGCTGCTGAAGCTCAGGCTGCAACAGCGACTACCAGAGTATCCGCTCTGTTCCCCGAAACGCTCGATGCCACAGGGACGTATTTCACAGACACTCTTAATGGATGGGGTGATCCTTCAACCGTCCGTGTAACTGAGACAGACAATATTGTATCCATTGCTGGATATGGCTTTGGTTGGCAACAAGACACGCCTGGATCTGATCCCATCTACTCCAAGGGAACTCTGCTTGCTACCTCGGGAAAGGTCTACGAAGTAGAAGCTGAAATCGAAGTCGTTACCTACGCTGGTACAGCTGTCATCCCACAGATGACTCTAGGTAACATGACTTCAACCTACGCTAACAACGGAGGTGTGACGACTGTCTCCAGACCGAACATTACTGCAGCTGGTATTCACAAGATCGTCTTCAGATGGAGCGATGTTGCTCCAGTTGGGGGAGGAGCTTGGAGAGCTGGTAGTGTTTACATCCGTCCTGGTTTCTTCTATGGATCCGGTACTGGCTCTGTTGTTCAGCTTCGTCGTCTTCGTGTGACTGATGTGACCACTCTGGTGGCTGCTGAAGTACAAGCTACAGCTGCGGCTACATCAGCCTCAGCCGCTTCAACATCAGCTAGCGCTGCTGGAACCAGTGCAACCGCATCTCAGACATCTGCCACGAACGCAGCGACATCAGCCGGTAATGCGGCTACGTCGGCTACTGCGGCATCGACCTCTGCTACTAATGCCTCTGGTTCAGCAAACTCTGCTAGTACGTCAGCCACAGCTGCTGCCACAAGTGCGACGGCTGCATCAGGTAGTGCAACTGCTGCCGCCACCTCGGCTACCAACGCAGCCACGTCGGCTACAGATGCCAGCAACTCAGCGACATCAGCGACCAACTCTGCAAACACAGCCAGTACACATTCTGGATCTGCCAACACAAGCGCTATCAATGCTGCTAGCAGTGCTTCTGCTGCATCAACCAGTGCTACAAATGCGGCCACAAGCGCGACCACAGCTACTACTCAGGCTACTGCTGCCACCACTCAAGCGACAAACGCTGCTAACAGTCTGACGTCAGCCAGAACTGTTCTCAGTGCTGTGTTTCCTGAGCGCATTGACGCCACAGCTTCTGACTTCACATCTGCAGTCTCTGGAGCTCCTTTCACAGGGGCTGCACTGAACTCAGCTAATGTGGTCACTGAAGCCGGTTACGGTCTTGTCTATAATCTGCCCTCAGGTGCTGACTTCGCTACCAAGGGAGCTGCAGCAGCTGCTTCAACTCGTATCTATGAGATCGAAGTTGAGCTGAGCTGTCCCACTTATGCAGCTAACGCTAACCCTACAGTTCGACTCTACGGACTGAATTCGTCCTACACTGTCCTTGGCTCCACCCAAGTATCTTTTGCCCCCGTGAACGCCGTAGGCGTCTTCAGATACAGAGCCCGTTTCGGGCTCACTGCAGAGGCTGGAGCCACAACAGAGCAGAATGTTACAGCTTGGTTTGCCAACTCTGTTTGGCTACGTCCCATGCTGTACTTTTCTGGCGGCGCTGGGACGACTGTCTATGTTCGCCGCTTCACAGTTAAAGAAGTCTCTGCAGCTGTCGTGGCTGAACGCAGCGCTACAGCTGCATTCCTCAGAGCTGTCTCTCTGTTCCCAGATAGACTGAATTCTACTGGATCTGATTTCACAACGACTACTGCTGGTGATGAGCGAGCCGGTGCTACTCTGAATTCAGCTAACATTGTTAACGAAGCTGGATATGGCTTTGTTTATCAATTGTCTGTCGGGTCTGATCTGAATTCTCGCGGCTTCGCTCCTGCTGTTGCCGGTAGGGTTTACGAAATTGAAGCTGAGTTTTCCGTGGCGGTCTACGGAACCAGCGGTGTTGTGGGCAGAGTAGGCATTACTGCCCTGAATTCTGCCTACGCTGCCTTGGGTCAAATCTACGCCAACGTCACTAATCAAACCGGTGTTGGCTCTGCCTCAGGACGTTGGAGATTTTCAAACACAGCGCCTACTGGAGGATCAGCTTGGACCGCTGGGGCTGTTTGGCTCAGAGCTACAGCTCAGTATTCTTCAGGAGTTGGTGCTACAGTTTATCTGAGACGTCTGACTATGAAAGACGTAACAGCTCTGGCTGCTGCTGAAACCAGTGCAGCTGGTGCTGCAACTTCTGCCACCAACGCTGCTACTTCTGCTACTGCGGCCTCAACGTCAGCTTCTACAGCCAGCACACAGGCGACCGTGGCTAACACCCATGCGTCTGCGGCCAATACGAGTGCCACAGCGGCCTCAGGAAGCGCCACAGCGTCCGCTGGTAGTGCCTCGGCTGCTGCGGTCAGCGAGACCAATGCAGACGCCTCAGCGGACGCCGCTGACGCTAGCGCTACAGCGGCTGCCGGATCGGCGTCATCTGCCGCTAACTCAGCCACAAATGCTGCAACCAGTGCTACTAACGCTGCTGGCTCAGCTTCATCAGCTGCTACCTCTGCAACCAGTGCTGCTGGATCTGCCACTAATGCAGGAAACAGTGCTACAGCGGCTTCTACTTCTGCTTCAGGTGCTGCCACTTCAGCAACCAACGCAGGTAACTCAGCCGCTGCCGCTGCGACGTCAGAGACCAACGCTGCAAACAGTGCTACTAACGCCAGCAACAGTGCCTCTGCTGCTGCTACGTCAGCATCTGGTGCAGCCACTTCCGCGACAAATGCGGGTAACAGTGCAACAGCTGCCAATACTTCAGCTGTAAACGCTGCCAGCTCATTCACAGCCGCAGATACTGCTGCCACTAACGCCGCAGGAAGTGCAACAGCCGCTGCTGGTTCCGCCACCGCTGCCAATAACAGTGCCACAGCAGCTGCCACTTCGGCCTCCGGAGCAGCGACCTCTGCAACAGCGGCAGGAAACAGCGCTACTGCGGCTAATACCAGTGCTGTTAATGCTGCCAGTAGTTACACCGCAGCCAATACCTCTGCAGGTAACGCTGCTACCAGTGCCACGAATTCGGCTAACTCAGCCACAGCCGCTGGAACCTCTGCTACTAATGCCAGCACTTCTGCTACTGCAGCAGGAGCTTCGGCGACATCTGCAACAACGAGTGCAAACACAGCTACTACACAAGCTGGTAATGCCTCAACATCTGCCACAGCTGCAGCGACTTCAGCTACTGCCGCTTCTGCTTCGGCAACCGCTGCTTCAAACAGTGCGGTTTTGGCTGCCAGTGTTGGCCTGGATTCGATCAACAAGAACCCGGTCTTCGTTCTTTATCCGACGACACCCGGCCTTCCGACAGACTGGATCAACGGAACCAATGGAACCAATGGCACTCGGGTAACAGGTCAGAACTCATCCTACGCTTACAGCCTTGCTGGTGGTGCCGGTGCTGCTGCTTCTATGAAGCAACGTGTCGAGAACCAAAGCTATGGATGGTACGTTCTTGAAGCTGACGTCACACTTGGCTCAGGTGCGCTCACAGCTGCTGGCCTGATCCTGATCGGCTATACGAGCAATACTTATGCTACGCCGACTGACACAGTCACTCTGGCCTTCGCTGTAGACAAAGACGTAACCGATTCGGTTATCGGATCGGGCACAGTCGGTAGAACCTATAGGTTCCGTAAGCTCGTCCAAATGACGACTACGACGACTACGTGTCTTGAGCTCACAGTTGCTGCTCACAGCTCAACTCTGGGCTCCCAAGCCGCAGCAAACTTCAGACCGGCTTCTCAAGCTGAGATTGCTGGTGCTCGTGCTGATACAAATGCTTCAACTGCTCTAGCAAACATCGCTGCTGAAAGCTCTACCAGAGCCGCAGCGGATACGGCTCAGGCAGCCAGCATTACGACTCTGAACACTAACGTCGCCGGAAACACAGCAAGCATCTCTACGCAAGCTACAGCCATCTCCAACATCAACGGTCGGGTTGCATCAACCTATGCCATTACTGTTGGTGCGGGTAATCGCTTTGCTTCGATGAAGCTGCTGACTGAGTCTGGCGGTGGCACAGAGATCTCGACGTTCGACGTCCAAGCCGACAAGTTCCGGATCTACAACGATACGACATCGAACCCTGTGTTCGAGGTCTCTGGCGGTGTGATCTACATCGGCGGAGATATGGTGAGAACTGGCAGCATCGAGACAGGTGCTGCTGTGAAGATTACAGCCCACCAGTCAGTGGGTACATCCGTAACCATTATCTCCAGAGGTTCCCCGTCGGGTCACGTTCTAGTCAAGACGATGAACTTTGATATTCAGAGTTCAACTTCAAAACTCACAGTCGTCGTCTCATTTGCTTACGCCAGTAGCAACTCAAACCAATCATATATGTGGCTGAAGATTGGTCAGACTGCTCCTACATGGGCAACTAGCGGCTCAGCTGTAATGACTAATGCCGATGCGACATGGAGCTGTACTGCTTACAGCGGTCCTTCTACTCTGGTGTATACGTTCACAGGTTTGCCTGTTGGGACAAATACTCTGGAAGTCCATGCTGGTTCTACTGGCTCAGGTTCGCACACAAACACAGCAAGTGACTGCTACTTCTCAGTCACCGAAGACAAGAAGGCCGGCTAATGAACACGCCTACCGAATGGTTCGAGATCGATGATGCCACAGGAAATGTCGTGGGAATCTCAACAATGTCTCAAGCAGAGGCATTGAAGAATCTACCATCAGGCTGCACCCTGATGCCCAGAGAGCCGGATATCGATCATCGCCAGAAGCGTTGGGATAAGCAGAAGAATAAGTGGGTCAAAAAAACCCAAAAGCCTATCGATCTGGCTGATGACTATGTCTTCATGCGAGGCAGCGGTTATAATGTTCCTGCTCAGGTAGGAGCTATGATGAAAGTCATAGGAGCTCTTCTGGATAATTCAGACATAAGAGCTTTGCTTCCCGCCGATATAATTGCTGAGTTTGAAGACGCTCAGTTTGACGTTGCCAGAATCAAACGGGAAAACCCTAAGACATCTGGTTAAACCAAAGCATAGCCTATCATCCCCATAGGCTGTGTTACCGATTTCATCGGGGATTTTGAGGAACTTCAATGACCGAACTGACCATGGATGAGCTGATCGCTCAGAGAGAAGCTGCTGAGCTTGGTCTCGCTGCTTTCGAAAACAACATCCTGCCTGCAGCGCTGGAAGCTCTGCAATCCCAGCCTACCCAAGATCTGATTGTTCAGATCAAAGCTCTGCATGACGCAGCTCCTCTGGGAATGACCAAGACCCAGCTGGACAATGTCTACACCGTTCTCACCAAGGTCCCTCAATACCTGATTCAAAGAGCTGGGGTGGTTCAGGCTATGCTTGCTCCTCCGGTTGTTGAAGAACAAGTGATCGAGGGCGAGTTCACTGAAGTCGTTCCTGAACCCACTCCTGAACCCATTCCGGAAGTGATCCCCGAAGAAAACGGTCCTTCGGAACCGACCCCGCCTGAGTGAGTCTTGACGAAGGACACCCTATATGTCCTAGTCAATCTCCGCCCCCAATCTAGACCACGGAGGCTCAGTCATCTGAGCCTCCGTTTTTCTGCGAGAAGATCGTGAACGACCATAACCCATTCTCGGACGGCAGACCTGCTGTTCAGCTTCAGAAGCCCGGCTTCGAAGAAAAGCTCCATCATCATCTGATCTCTGGGGAGATCTTCGTTCTTGAAGGCGACAGTGTCGCTTCCATCAAGCTCAATACTGTTCTGCTTACTCCGGAGAACAGGATCACAGCTATGGATATCGGCAAAGCTCAGAAAGCTCTGCAGATGCATTTCTTTAAGCGCCGCAACATCGAAGACAGCTCTGATATCAAGATCGTAGATGTCTACATCGCCGGTATCAGCTATCTCGGTCTCATGAAGCCCACGTTCTTCGCCAAGATGGACGTTCCGAGCACCGGAGGCTGATCTATGGAAGCTCGGGATTTCCTGGAGCTGGCCAAGTCAGCTATGCAGGATCGTGCCAAGGATCGAGATACTCCGCAGGAACGCTCAATGCGGGCTACTGTGGATGCCTTCAACGCCCTTTACGGAACCAACCTGACCGAGACACAGGGTTGGGGCTTTATGGTCCTCCTGAAGCTCGTGAGGGGCAACCAAGGTGCCTTCCGTCTGGACGACTTCATTGACGCTGTCGCCTACACTGCTCTGATGTCAGAGTGTGAGTCAGAGGCTGAGAGCAAACGAGCAGAGGCTTCACTTGCAGATAACCAACCAGCTGGGAATTAATCTTCCCCTAGCCGTCTGGCTCATCCACGACGAATACGACTATGTGGACAAGCCTAACTACATCAGCGTCACCACCCTGATGCGCCCCTTGAAACAGATCATTCTTGCTCAACGGATTCCTCCGGAGCAGAGAACTGCTGATGTTGCAGAGTTTATCGCCAGAGCTCTGGGCCACTCAATCCACTCGGCCATCGAGAACGCATGGAAGTCAGGCCACAAACGTGCGCTCAAGCTTCTTGGATATCCTGAAGCTGTGATTGATCGCATTGTGATCAACCCTTCGGATGAGTATCTGGTTGAACATCCTGACTGTATTGCTGTGTATATGGAGCAGCGTGCTTTCAAACAGGTTCTCGTCAACGGCGTAACCTATACCATTGGCGGCAAGTTCGACTTTGTCGCTGAGGGTATGGTGCAGGACTTCAAGAGTACCTCAGCTTTTTCTTGGCTCTTCGGAACCAAGGATGACGATCACTCCCTCCAAGGCTCTGCCTATAGATGGCTGAACCCTGAGAAGATCACTGAGGGGGTCATCTGCATCAACTACATCTTCACGGATTGGAGCAAGGTTCAGGCCCGCTCAAATCCCAAGTATCCGCAACAGCGGGTCGAGAAGAAATTCGTGCCTCTCAGATCAGTCGAGGACACAGATACCTGGGTCAAAAACAAACTGACACTTATCCAGCGCTATCTAAACTCGCCTGAAGACGAGATGCCCGAATGCAATGACGAAGAGCTCTGGAGGTCAGATCCGGCCTACAAATACTACAAGAACCCCGAGAACACTCAGGGACGTTCGACCAAGAACTTCACATCTCTGGCTGAGGCTAACGCCCACAGAGCAGAGAAGGGAGTTGGTGTAGTCATCACCGTTCCCGGTGAAGTGAAGGCCTGTGCTTACTGCCCTGCTTTCAATGGCTGCAAGCAAAAGGACAAATACCTGTGATTGACCTCTCTGGAGTCAAACACCACCCAGTCATGGAAGATCTCGTCAACGTGCTCTGTGCCAAGACACAGAATACCGATGGCGGGTTCTTCCGTGCAGAGGTTGCGTACTTCCTTGCGAAGATGGCATCGTCTATGCGGGCTTTCGTCGTGACGAAGGATCGGGGTGAAATCCCGGTCAACATCTACGCCCTTGCTCTGGCTACGTCAGGATTTGGCAAGGGACACTCGGTCAACATTCTTGAGACCGAGTTCTGTGCTGGTTTTCAGCGCAGGTTTGTCGAAAACACCTTCCCGACCATCGCTGAACAGAACCTTTGGGAACTGGCCAACGACAGGGCCGCTCGTAACGGCACTGATGGTCAGGTAGAATTCGACAAGCTGGAGAAGGAGTTCGTAGCTGCAGGGGCTTTTCCCTTCACTTTCGACTCCGGCACACCTCCGGCAGTCAAACAGCTCAGGCAAAAGCTGCTCCTTGCGAACAGCGGCGCTATCAATCTTCAGATTGATGAGATCGGGTCTAACCTCATCGGCAACGTCGATGTGCTGACCCTGTTTCTTGAGCTGTACGATCAAGGCATGGTTAAGCAGAAGCTTACCAAGAACACCAAGGAGAACCTCCGTGGTGATGAACTGATCGGCAAGACTCCAGCCAACATGCTTCTGTTTGGTACGCCAAGCAAATTGCTCGATGGCTCGATGACTGAGGATCAGTTCTACAGCTTCCTGGATACGGGCTATGCCCGTCGATGCATCTTCGGCTTCGGCCAACAGATGCACCGTCCCTACGACAAGATGACCCCTGAGGAAATCTACGCGCAGCAGATCCAGCCGCATAACCAAGCTCTGATCCAGAAATGGTCACTGGTCTTCCATGGCCTCGCTGATCCTTCACGCTTCGGCTGGAGGATGGAGGTCTCGGATACCGTGGCTGTTAAGCTTCTGGCCTACAAAATCATGTGTGAGCGTGCTGCTGATGCTCTCCCCGATCACGAGGAGATCAAAAAAGCAGAGCTTTCACACAGGTACTTCAAGGCCTTGAAACTGGCTGGTGCCTATGCGTTCACCGACTCTTCTTCGGAAGTGGAGATGGACCATTTGCTGTCAGCCATCCTTCTCGTTGAAGAGTCTGGCAGATCCTTCCAGACAATTCTGAACCGCGAGAAGTCTTACGTGAAGCTGGCTAAGTTTCTCG